TAGAAAACAATGTTTATTCAAGAAGTATTGCAGAAATAAATAGAGAAAATTTAGAAAAGAATTTACCATCATCAATGAGAAAATAATTTAACAATTAAAAATAAAAAACAATGAAAAACAAAATTAGCTTAAACGATTTCAGTTTCAGATTCAGTGGCTATGGTCACTATGATGTAACTTACACAAGTCCAGTAACAGGTAGTATGTGGACTGCAACAATTGATGATATGCCATTAATTGATGCTACTAAAAGTAATTGGGATAACGTAAAAACCCAAGACTTAAATAGATTAAAGAAACTTTGTAAACAATTATGCGAATGGAACTAATCACATCAACATCATTTACCAACTCGTATACGTATGAGCATTTAGTAACAATAGCTTTGTATCAATCAGAAATAGGCTATGAAATTAAAAATAGAATTGGTATAAAATCAGAATCAGTAATAAAAATAAGCAGACTTGATGCAGATGAATATTACAACAATTTAATTCAACAAACAAAACAAGCATTTAACTTAATGGAACAACCTTATAACACAAAATAATATGAAAAATCAAATTTTAGAATTAATATTAGGAATAATTTTAGTAGCAGCAACTTTTGCAACGCTATATGTTTTACTTTTAATTACACACGAATAACAATGAAAATCACAATCGAAAAAACAATCACAGAAACGCACGAATTAGAATTACCTGCGTATCGTAAGAACAGTTGCCACTACTTTAAAATAGTAAGTGAGACAGAAGCAGTATTAGTATGTACTTATTTAAATGGAGAATCAATCGCAACGAGTACAACAAGTAGCGCATTAAGTTTAGCACCATTAGAATCAAGTCAAGAAGAGTTTGATGCCAAGTTCAACGAAGTATTTACATTAATAAGCGAGAAAGCATCAGTATGACACCATTAGAACGATACGAATTAAACTTTGCACCTACTCTGATAGATATTTTTAGCGCAACTAAAGAACTTATAGCAAGTAAGGTAAGTATGACTAAAGCAGGTAGAATATTATGCACTACAACAGGTTCTATAAGCGGTGCAATAAAACGAAGTGGAGTGTACACAAATCAAAAAACAAATAAAACATACATATTAAAATTATGCAAAAAGAAAGATTAAAAAAAGAAGTAGTATTAGCATTACTGGAAAGCCAAGAAGCAATTGGCTACATAGCTGATAATATGGGAGTGCAATTCCAAACAGTATTAAAACAGATAATAAGTGAATCGCCAACATTATGCAAGAATACTTATGTAATAACTATTAAGAATGCTTTAGGCTTACCATTAAACGAAACAATAACCGAATTATATAATAACGATGGGGGCTATAAAGAATGAGTTTAGAATTAGAAGAAAACAAGTTAGCTATACTATGGCAATACTACAAGAACTGTTTAGAAATAACACACACTGGCGAGTGCGATGACCAAGAATTTATAGAGTTAGGCAAAGCAGCTAACAAATGGAGATTACAAAAGGAATTAGTACATAAGTTAAAAAACGAAATGAAATGAGCAAACAAACAGCAATTGAATGGTTAGAGAAAGAATTTATTGCTTTACAAAATTATGGAGTAAATGAACTTGGATTATTTGAAAAAGCCAAAGAAATGGAAAAGCAACAGATAATTGATGCTTATTGGTCATCCTATAAAGAAGGTCAGTATAGCGGAGACAAAACGGCAGATGAATATTATAACAAAACATTTAATAAATAAATTATGAGCAGAATAGACACTTTACGTAACAGGTACGACAAAATAAACCGATTGCGAAACATTGCAATAAATGAACGCAACATTTTAAAAACAAAACAAGCACAATGGTTACTTTATTCAATCACTGCAACACTTAACTTAATAAGCCAACCACAGCAATGGAATTAGATAAAATAAGTAACATAGAATTAGCAAATATCGATACAAGCGATTATCCTGATATGGTGGATGCTTACATAGTAAGTGCAGAAATAGATGGAATTGAATTAACAGATGCAGAAATAGAAGAATTGAACTGCAACAGCGAGTTTGTTTATGACTGTGTTTTAAAAGAATTATTTTAATGAAATTATCGGATTTACAACATAACGAAAAATTTTTATTATCTCAAATTCAGGAACTTGAAGAAGAAATAATAATACTTTTACAGAATATATTAACAAAAAAAGTTATATTGCAACACGATAAGTACAATAAACAAATCTGTATTTATAGAAATCAATTATCAGAAACAAGAAAACAAATTAAACAATGGAAAATTTAACTAAAATTCAAAGGGAACTAAAAGTTCCAAAAGGAAACTTCAACAGTTTCGGAAAGTACAAGTATCGTTCAGCAGAAGATATCTTGGAAGCAGTAAAGCCAGTGTTAGCAAATAACAATGCAAGGCTAACTATTAGTGATGACATAATACTATTGGGTACAAAGGTATTTATTAAGTCAACAGCCACGATTAAAATAGGCGATGAGGTATTAAGTTGTAGTGGTTATGCAGAAACTTCAGAACACAAAGGAATGAGTGCAGAACAAACAACAGGAACTGCAAGTTCTTATGCTCGTAAGTATGCTTTAAATGGTTTATTTTTAATTGATGAAACTGAAGCAGATGCAGACAATCAAAACGTGACTAACAGCAAACCTACACTGGCTAAAAACACACAAGGGTTTAACGATGCTTTAGACTATGTAAAGAATGGTGGCGATATTAACAAAGTAAAAGCAAAGTATCACCTAACAAAAGAAGTGGAGGATTTATTAAATGTTAAGTAGCGAACGATTAGGTAAATTCACAGCATCAACAGTCTCCAACTTATTTGTTGGAGGCAAAGGTGCAACAAGAGATAGTTATATAATGGATAAAGCAATAGAGGCAGTTAAAGGCTATGCAAAATCTTTTACAAGTAAACACACCGAACACGGAAATATAAACGAATTAGAAGCATTAGAATCGTTTATAGAAGTAACAGGATTAAATGCAGTTTATTTAGATTCAGTTTACTTTCCAATTAACGAAAATTGTGGTTCAACTCCTGATGCAGCACTAATAGATTTTGAAGGTGTAATGGCAGCAAGTATTGATTTAAAATGCCCTACGGAAAAGTTCTTTGAACAAAAAATGATGATGATTAACGATTCAAAGCCTGAATTTCAGAACGTACCTAAAGCATATTTTTACCAAGCGCAAATGCAAATGATGTCATTAACTAAACACAATGAAAGTTTAGGGCATCCTGCTGTAACTAATCATTATTTAGTTAGGTATTTAACATCTACTAATTATGATTTTGATGGTAATAAAATTGAAATAGATTTACCATTAAACGTACGGATATTTTACAAAATAGTAAAAGCAGATTTAGAAGTTCAAGCAAAAATACTGCAAGAAGTAGCAGCAGCAAGTGAGCAAAGAGATGCATTAATTAACATTTTAAAACAACCAATAATATGAACATAGAAAAAATATTATGTCCAAAAGTAGGTAAGTTAATTAAAACAAAAGATTCTGTTACTGCAACTATTTTAGATGGAGAATTAGACCCTTTAAGTTTAACTTTTCATTACGATGAATGTGTTAAAATTGACACTGAAAATTATAAGTTTATCAGTCTCACATTTGAAAACTTGTATGATATGATAGAATTATTAGAACAATCAGAAAGACATTTCACAAAAAAATTTAAAACCAAATAACAAATATGTACAAAGTAAAAGGAAAAATCACCCAAATCGGTGAAGTAACAAATGGAGTTACAAAAGCAGGTAAAGAATGGAACAAAGTAGAGTTCGTAATTGAAACACTTGAGCAAAATTACCCTAAATTAATTTGTTTTGCTTTAAAGAAACAAGAGCAATTACAAAATCACAAAGTAGGTGGCGAAGTAGAGGTAACATTTAGTGTTGATAGTCGTGAGTTTAATGGCAAATGGTTTCATAATATTAATGCTATTAGTTTAAGCAAAGCATTTGCAGGTGGAGATTTACCATTCTAAAAACAAGGGGGTGGTATTAACTGCCACCCCTTTTAAATATGAACGAAATAAAACAAAAGAAATGTAAAGTTTGCAGTGTAATGTTTACTCCTTATAAATCAACGCAAGTAGTATGTACTCCTAAATGTGCAATTGAGTTAGCATTTAGTAAGCCAGTAAAAAGTAATATTTTAAGACTTGAAAAAAAAGTAAAGTTACAAAAGTTAAAGACATATACTCAAAGAGTAAACGAAGTCAAGGTCATATTTCAAAGGTGGATACGAATGAGAGACAAAGATTCACCTTGCATAAGTTGTGGCATAAAAGAAACCAAGTTATGGGATGGTGGACACTATAAGAAAGCAGAACTTTATCGTGGTGTAATATTTCACGAATTAAACGTTCACAAGCAATGCAGGAAGTGTAACACATATTTAAACGGAAACGAAAGCAATTATAGAGCAGGTTTAGTAAATAGAATCGGCGAACAAAAAGTAAAAGATTTAGAACTACTTGCAGAAGAAACAAGAGTTTACAAGTGGACAGATTTAGAGTTAGAATTTTTAAAAATAAAGTATAAAAAATGACTGATTTAGAAAAAAAAGAAAGTAAAAGAAAATCAGATAAAAAGTATCGTGAAAATAATAAAGAATATTTAAAAGAATACGATAGGAATAGAGATAAAAGTAAAATAAGAACAAGATGTCAAATATATTATCAAAACAATAAAGAAATTAAAAAAGAAAAAGCAAAGAAATATCGTTTAAACAACAAAGAAAAAATTAAAAAATGGGAAATTAAATATTGTGAAAATAACGTAGATAAATTAAAAATAAGAAAAAAAAATTATTACGAAAATAACAAAGAAAAAATTAAAATTTATCGTAAAAACAATAAAGATAAAATAAAACAATATAATAATGTTTATATAAAAAATAGAAGAAAAACAGACCCATTATTTAAATTAAGATGTAATATAAGAAACTTAATAACTTTATCATTAATTAAACAAGGATATAATAAACAATCAAGAACATTTGAAATACTTGGTTGTAGTTTCGAAGATTTTAAACAGCATTTAGAAAGACAATTTAAAAAAGGAATGACTTGGGAAAATCAAGGGCAATGGCATCTTGACCACATTTATCCTGTATCACTTGCAAAAGATGAGCAAGAACTTATAAGGCTAAACCATTACACAAACTTTCAACCAATGTGGGCTTTAGAAAATATAATAAAAGGAAATAAAATAATACAAAACACACAAATTAAATTAATATAAAATATGACAAAACAAGATATAATTTCAAAAATAATTTTTGAAGCAGAACGTAAAATAAAACAAAACACTGGCATAGTAGTAAGTTTATTCTGCAAGAGCAAAGAAGTAAACAGTGATAACGAATTAGCACGAATAATAGTAAAACTTTGCGCAGATGAATACGGAATACCAATTGAAACTTTAATCGCTACAACACGACATAGACTACAATGCGAGGCAAGGCAAGTATCAATGAAGATAGTTCGTGAAAACACCACGTTATCTTTAAAAGAAATAGGAGAACTTTATATGGCTAAAAAGAAAGGGTGTGTACCTGAACTTGGAAAAGACCATACAACAGTAATACACGGCATAAAAACAGTTGATAGTTTATTAAGCTACGATAAGTTGGTGATTCATAAGTATAACAAAATCCTAACTGATTTTAATAAAATAGTTAATTGTTAGCATTATGTGTTTTGAAATAGAATAATACAATTATATTTGCAGAGTTAAATGAGGTTGTAGCCATTTAGCCATCTATCATTAATTTCCATTAGTTAATTAATATAGGAAAAAGCCACAGTTAGCTACAACCTAACCTGTGGTTTTTCCGTTTATAGCCTAACCAGTGCTTAATTGGTTCTAAAAAATATGTCATATCAATTAATATTTTCTTCAACGAGAGAGAGTGAAGAACAAACACAATTAGAATCCTTTGTTAATACAAGAGGAGAGTTAGTAATTAAAATCGAGGGAGATGGTATTCAGTACATTTGTCTTGATAGAGAATCAGCAGTAAAACTTGGCAGAGAAATACGTAAACAAATTTCAATTATGGACAGTTTTACTAAAGAACCTTTTTAATTATGGCAAAGAACTTTCCATTTTTTAAATTTGTAGCTACCGAGTGGCTTACAGGTGATATTGTGTATGAAGAATTAAGTACGCAAGGTTTATTTATTAATATTTGTGCTTTATACTGGCAAAGAGATGGCAAATTAAGCCTTCAGGATATAAACAAAAGATATAAAACAATTATTGTAGATAATTTAATTGATAGATTTTTTACTGTTATTGATGGTAATATTAGTATTAGCTTTTTAGATGAGCAATTAATTGATGCGGGTCATATTTCAAAAGTAAATAGTGAAAATGGTAAAAAAGGAGCGGAAGCAAAGCGAATTAAAGCGAACGCTAACCGAACGCTTAGCGAACCTTTAGCGAAACCAAGCAAAGAAGAAGAAGAACAAGAAGAAGAACAAGAAGAATATTTATTACCAAAAATTTTATTTAATTATAAAAAATGTTCTGATAAAGAATTTGTAGAAGAATTATCAAAGTTTAAAGAAACATATTCAAAAGATATATTGAATTCATTTTATAGATACTGGTCTGAAAAAGATGACAAGGGTAAAACAAAAATGAGTTTGGAAAAAACATTTGAAGTTGACAAGAGATTAATTACTTGGTCAACTAATGACAAGAAGTTTAATAAAGTAGAAAACAAAATAGCTGAAAAAAATATCATATGGTAAACATCTTAAAAATAAACGACAAAAAAGTAAATTCTGAATTTATGGATTTATACGAGAATGGAATGAGAGCAGGTCATTTTATAGGTTTTGAAGGTGCAAGAAACCATTATAACTTAAGACTTGGTAACACTACTATTTTGTACGGACATCCTACAAGTGGTAAGTCTCAATTTATGTATCAGCTACTAATATCAATGGTTGTTAATTATGGTATGAGACCTATTATCTATTCACCTGAAACAGGAACTGCTGCTGAAATATATTGTGAACTTATTCATTGCTTAACTGGCAAGTCTATGAACAAAGCACATAAGAACTATATTAGCGAAAAAGAATTATACAATGCAAAAACTTTTATTCAAGATTACTTTACAGTCATAGAAGGAAACGATGAAGCAGGTATATCTTTTGAACAATGGTTTGAATATGTCAAAGAAGCAAAGAAACTTTATAATTGTAATTTGGCAGTAATAGATAATTGGAATGATTTAGACCACGATTTAAAAGGTAAAGGAAACGGATTAATATCTGAATATTTAAAATATGCTTTGCCAAAGTGGAATAGATTTGCTAAATACCATAACATCCACAACATAATGGTTTGCCACGCAAGGAATCCTACTGTAGAGAAAGGAGAACAGTTTCCAAGAGCACCAAGACCAGATGAAATAGAAGGTGGTTCAGTATGGTATGCAAAAGCACAAAGTTTAATCTGCATCCATCGTAATTACATAGAGCATAATGGAAACTTTATACAATCAAACATTGTGGATATAGATATTAGGAAAGCAAAACCAAAGATTGTAGGAACAAAAGGTAGGTTTGCACTTGGTTTTGATTTAATAAAGAATGCTTACTATGAAGAGTTTGAAGGATATCAGCGATACATAGCTACACCTTTTAATAACATAGACAATAACAAATCAAAAGTAGATTCATTTTATCAAAACAATATACCATTCTAATGACATTTCAAGAATACAAAGCAATTCAAAATATTAGGACAATTGAATATAAGAACTTACTAATGGAGATAAATAAATATTTCTCATTATTTGGTTCAGATAACTACAATAAAGATTTATTCTTTGATTTTTGGGAGTTTAATGCGTTTATAGAGCAGTTTGAGTTAAAGGTGATAAAGTCACAAGGGACACAAAAAGAAAACGGTTTAAAGCATCTTGAAACACTTTACAGAATGCAAGAGTTTAACGCAAGAGTATTCGCAAAGTTTAATTATGAAAATGTATTGTATCGTGCGAAGTCAAAAAGATTACAAAAAGAGCAGTATGTATTTATTCACAGGATAGCTGAACTGGAGAAAAAAGTAGAAGTATTAAATAAAATAGATAAATTATGAGTATAGATAAAGATGATTGGGAGAAGCAGGTAATTAATAAGTTTAATAAAGATGGTTGGCAATTAGAATGGACAGGTGGAAGCTATGAGCATTATGATGGCAAAGGATTAACACCAAAAGGCTATGACTGCATAATAGAATTAAAGCAAAGACACGATTACTATTATAGCAAACTGCTTGAGATTTATAAGTATGAAAAACTTATGGAGTATGAATGTTTAAAGTTTTATTATGTTGAAGATATTCAAGGTAATTATTTATTCTTATTAAATGACTTAATACTTCCAAAACCATCTGAATTATTTTGCAGTAAAACTACTGAATTTGAGAATAAGGATAAGATAAATAAAGGTGTTTATTTGCTAAATGAATCAAAAGCAATAATAGTAAATAAATTTTATTTAACTTAAAATGTGTTAGTTATAAAATAATTGTAAAAATATATTAGTATTAATTTTTTTATTAAAAAAGTTATTATACTTTTGTCAAACAATTAACAACAAAAAAAATGGAAAATTTTAAATTAGAAACTGACTTGTATGTAAGTCCAATGAAAGAAAGAAACATTGAGAAAAATGGTTGGGCAGCAGATATGTGCGAATGTTGTGGCAAACAATTAAAAGAGGGAGAAGCTAAAATGGTTCATATGAACACAAATTGGATGGCAATGCATAAATCAATTAAAACAGATAAGGATGCAATGAAATATGGTTGGGAAACACAAGGTTATTTTTATATAGGTAACTCTTGTGCTAAAAAAATGCCAAAAGATTTTATTCATATGTTTAACCAAGATGGTATAGAAGACTAAATTTAAATGGGGAGCAGCATCCAACCAACTGCATTTATAAAATGGAAAATTACATCAAACAAATTTTAGATAAAGCAAATAGGTCTTGTGATTCTGACAATAGAAGTAGCATTACAAGGTCAATTAATAAATGCATAGACAATGGCTATCTTAAAATTGCAATACAAGAGCAAGGTAGAATTTGGACTAATCCAAAGTTTAAAAATGAAAATGGTTCTTTATTTAAATTTAATATTGAAGTCAAAGGATTTGGTAAAAAGTATGTAAACTATTTTGAAGGCAAAATATCTGAAAACGAAATATTAAGATTTGTTGGTAAAATTTTAAATGAAAATAAAGTTTATATTGGTGAGCAATTTACACAAGGATGCGAATGCACAAGATGCAATGGTAAAGGTACAATACAAGCATTTAATTACTATTGCGAAGGTATATGTTTTGAATGCTATGGCAGTGGAAGAAGTATAGAAAAAGTATCAATATAATAGTTGATAACTTGTGGAAAATATAAAATAGAATTACATCTATTTTTGAAGCATCAAATATATGGTGCTTTTTTTTATTTAAAAAATTGTGAAACGCAACGAAATAATAGAACATATTTTAAGCAACGAAAGTTTTAGAACTACCTGCTTTAAAATAAACAAGAAATATTGCGAGGATATTTTTCAGGAAGTATGTGAGCAAATATTGACTATTTCTGAAGACCGATTACCAACCAGAGAGCATTTGTCTTTTTGGTTTTTTTGTGTGGCACGGAACATAATATCAAAACAAGGTAAGTTAGGATACATAATTTATAAATACGAGGATTACGGATACATCTATTCTAAAGAAGATACACATCAAGAAGCAATAGATGAGGTGTTAGAAGAAGAAGAAATAGGCTACAATGTAGACCTTCAAAGCATAGAAGAGTTTATGCTTGAGTTAGATGAGATGGATAACCGAATACTACTACACTACAACGAACTTGGAACACTATCAAAAGTGCATAGAGCAACAGGCATCAGCTACGAAACTTTACGCAAAGCAAAAAACAGAATAAAAGAATATTCAAAAGTATTAAAGAAATGAAAATATTAGTTCTAATACCAAGTTACACGGAAACAAAGCCAGGTGAAAAGTCAACATTAAACGGAGTTGATTATCATCGTTTGCTTAATCCACACAGAGCATTGTTTAAATATTCAGATGATGTTGAATTACATCAAGTAGGTGATATTGATTCAAATGAAATAGATGGTGTAGATTCAATTGAATTTATTCAACGATTTGATTTAGTTGTCGGTAATAGAACGATGTCAAAAATATTAGAATCAAAAAAAGTAGCAGAGAAGGTAAAGAAAGCAGGAGTTAAATTCGTTCTTGATATGGATGATGACTTCTTACTTCCAACAAATCACATACTTTACAATGTATCAAAAAGAGATGGAATTGGGGCAGATGTAAAAGATTCAATTAGATATGCTGATGTAATTACCTGTACTCACCAAGTTTTAGCTGATGAGATAACAAAAGAATTCGGTAAGAAAGAAACTTACATAATACCAAACGGATTACCAGACTTTGCACAATTTGAACCTAAACCATTTCAAAGCGATTTGAAAGCAGTATTTGGTTGGAGTGGAAGCATAACACACTTTGAAGATATTATGCTTATGCACGATAGCTTATTAGCACTATACACGGATTATAGATATAAGGATGAGTTTAAGATGATTTACGGAGGCTATGCAAAAGGAGATGGAGAAAGTGAAGCAATGTTAGGTGTGCTGTCTTGTAAAGGTAAAGCAAATGAAAATAACTTTGAAATATTTCCGAGTACAGATGTACATAACTATGCATTCTTTTACGACAAGATAAACGTGGCTTTGATACCATTGAAGAATAATCGTTTCAATAATATGAAATCAAACCTAAAACTATTGGAAGCAGGATTCAAAAAGAAAGCAGTCATCGTAAGTGATGTTCATCCATACAATACTTTACTAACTGATAAGAATTGCTTAATTGCAAAGAACAAACACGATTGGTACAAACAAATGGTAAAGCTAATTCGTAATCCAAATATGATAGAAGACCTTGCAGAACAATTATATTTAGATGTCCAGGTGCAATCAATTGATAAAATAGCTGAATTAAGATATAACGCATACAAACAAATATTAAACAAATGATAATAATAGCAATAGGAATAGCGATGGTCTTTGTGTCATTCTTTTCACTTACTCAATTCCCAAAGTGGTTAGATTTTAAACCATTAAACTGTATAGTATGCCTAACCTTTTGGGTGTGTGTAGTGACTTATGTTTTCAATTTGCAAACTTATGCAGAACCATTTGCTTATGCAGGATATGGTGCTTATGGTTCAATAATATTAAAACGATTATTATTTAAATTTTAATTATGAGAAGATACGAAGAGATTTACAATGAGATGCAAGGTGGATTGTTAGCAGATGAAAGATTTACTATACTTGAACTATTAAAAATATTTGATAAAGAAAGTTCTTGGTGTGGAACAAACTATCAATTAATTAGAATAAAAGAATACAGTCAAGAAATAACGGGTATCAGGTCTGGCGATTGTCAAGGGTGTATGATTCAAGCAATGAAAAATATGGTAAGATTCGTAAACAAATACGAGTTAGATAATCCAAAACAAATAACAATAGAAGAAGTAATAGAAAAAGAACACACAAGAAGAAACTTATACCAAAATAGAAAAAAATGATAACCGACAAAGAATTTTTAGAAGCAGAATTAAAAATGGGAATAAGTCCATTTAATCAAGACTTTATAAACTTATGTGATGCAACAGTTGATGCAATAGCAAAAGAGATAACATTTGAGTCAGTATTAGATTATGGTGCAGGAGTTGGCGCATATAGTAACTCTTTTTACAATAAAGGATTCAACATTGTATGCTATGAGTATTTTGAAGCACATCGTGATTATATGGCAGAAAACTTACCACATTTAGTAGTATTGCCTAAACCAATCACAACTGACTTGCTTGTGTTTATAGAAGTTGCAGAGCATATGAGTGATAAAGAATTAAAAGCACTATTTAAGAAAATAAAACCTAAAAATATATTATTTAGTTCAACACCTAACAAGACAGATGGAGATGCTGAATGGGGTCATATTAATATAAAAACAGAAGAAGAGTGGAATCAACTATTTGAAAAACTTGGATATAAACTAATCAAAAATATTAACGTGCCAACAACCTGGACAAGAATATACGAAGCAATATGAAAGAATACGTTAATCATCCTCAACATTACGGAGGAGTAAACAATATGTTTGAACCAATTAAAGTAATAGAACACTATGAACTAAACTTTATGCTCGGAAACGCAATCAAATACATATTGAGAGCAGGTAAAAAGGATGACAAAATACAAGACCTTGAAAAAGCATTATTCTACTTACAACGTGAGATAACTAATTTAAAAAAGAAATAAAATGGCAAGACCAGTAGGAACAAAATACATAGAAACACCTGAAAAACTATACGAACTATTTGAAAAGTATAGAGAAGAAACTAAATCTAATCCAAGAAAAAAGCACGTTTTCGTAGGTAAGGATGGTAATAGTGACAATGAGAGATTAGAAAGACCTTTAACGATGGAAGGATTTAGAGTATTTGCATTTAAAAGTGAAGGATGCATAAAACACTATTTTGATAATACTGACAATAGATACAACGATTATTGTACAATCTGTTCGCATATAAAGGATATTATACGTGCTGACCAAATAGAAGGTGGTATGGTAGGGCAATACAATCCAAGCATTACACAAAGGTTAAATGCATTAACTGATAAGAGTGAAATGACTATTATGGAACAACCATTGTTCCCTGACTAAAAACAAACAAAATCAACAAAACCGTTTGTCTACACGAGGACAAAAACGCATTTATGTTTATACGAACAACTGCAATAAATAAGATAAAAGAATTAAAAAAGTTCACCAAAGGAGTACAAGGTGGCAGCAGTGCGGGGAAAACGTATGCTATTTTACCAATTTTAATAGATATTGCAACAAAAGATAATTTAACTGAAATATCAGTAGTTGCTGAAAGTATGCCACATCTTAAAAGAGGTGCTATGAAAGACTTTAAAAAGATTATGGCACAAACTAATAGATGGTTTGATTCACGATGGAATGCTACTGATTTTAAATATACATTTGGCAATGGTTCTACAATTGAATTCTTTAGTGCTGATAACGATTCTAAATTAAGAGGAGCAAGAAGAGACTGGTTGTATATGAATGAGTGCAATAATATGAACTTTAATGCTTATACTGAACTTGCATCAAGAACCAAGAAAGGAGCATATTTAGATTGGAATCCAACAAATGAATTTTGGTTTCATACGGAATTACATAATGATGAAGATGTTGATTTTGTAATATTAAATTATAAAGACAATGAGGCTTGTCCTGAAAGTGCGTTAAATTTTATACTTAAAGCAAAAGAAAAATCAGAAGCAGGTAATTCTTTTTGGGTTAATTGGTATAAAGTATATGGATTAGGTCAAATCGGAAGTTTAGAAGGTGTAGTATTCGATAATTGGAAGCAAGTGGATGTAATACCTACAGATGCAAAGCTACTTGGTTATTCGATGGATTTCGGGTTCACCAATGACCCTACAACACTAATGGCTATTTACAAAATGGATAATGAACTTTACATAGATGAGTTACTGTATAGAACGAATATGACTAATAACGACATCGGTAATTTTATGAAGTCAATCAACATTACAAGACCTTACGATATTGTAGCAGATAGTGCAGAACCTAAATCAATCGAAGAATTAAGGAGGCAAGGATTCAACATTCAACCTGCATCAAAAGGTGCTGATTCAATCAAGATAGGTATTGACATACTAAAGAGATATCAAATGAATATCACTAAACAGTCAACAAACACAATCAAAGAATTAAGAGCATATCAGTGGGAGAAGGATAGAGATGGAAAGCTAACAGGTAAACCAATTGACCATAGTAATCACGCAATTGATGCGATACGATATTTTGCTTTAAATAAATTAAATAATCGACCACAAGGCAAGTATGCCACAATACGAGTATAGTAAGACTATAACAAATAACAAATTAAAATATATTATTTATCAAATGAAATTAGAGAATTTAACAATAGGTCAATTCATCAAGTGCAAAACAATATCTGAATTTGAAACTGATGTTTTAGACAAAAGCATCAAGATGTTAGCAATAGTTAGCAACAAGACTTTTGATGAGATTGAAGCAATGCCTGTAGATGAGTTGACTAATGCTTTAAAGCAATTTAACGAGATTGAAAAGCTAACTGAAAACACTAAAGTTAGAATGAAATTTAAAGTTAAAGGCAAAAGATTTGAGTGCATTTGGCAAACGCAAAAACTTGGAGCAAATCAATACATAGATGCTACTTCGTTTTGCAAGGATGAGAAGGATATCGTGAATAACATTCATAATATTTTAGCAAGTATATGTGTTGAGAGAACTTGGTATGGTAAAAAGTTAAAGTACAATCCTGAAAATCATAAAGAGATTGCAGATTTGTTTTATAATCATATGAAGATTACCAGTGCTTACCCAATTATGCTTTTTTTTTGCAAATATTTCGAGGAATTGCACAACAATATCCTAATTTATTTGGAGGAGGCAGCAGAGAAGTCAATGAAGATGGCAATGAATCACCCCAAAGTGGTAGAAGTTTTGAAGAAAAGTGGGGGTGGATTGCAGTCATAAACAATATGTCAAATAACGATAGAAGTAAATGGGACTTTTATTTTGATATGAACATAATTGAATTCTTAAATACAGTTGTATTTTATAAAGACAAAAGCGAAGAAGATAAACGATTATGGCAAAAGGCACAGGCGCATCAATAGGTAGTAAATATGGTTCATCAGTAGACAACTTTCAAAAGGAGTTAAAAAGTGGTGCTGATAAAATTATGATTGATTGGGCAAATGAAAGCATAGCTATAATGCGTAAAATATTAAAGCAAAAAACAAGGATAAAAGATAGAGGTAAGTTAATAGCTGACCTTGCTCCGAAACCTTATCCTATGGATGCTAATGGTAACATAAAAATTGAGATTGTTACTATGCAAGACCATTGGGAATTTGTAGACAAGGGAGTGAAAGGAGTTAAGAGCAGCGCAAAAGCACCTAACTCACCATTTCAATTCAGGAATCTTGGAACACCTGATACGATGGTAAATAGTTTTAAAGAATATATATCTAAACTTGGTTTAAAGAGTGCGAAAATAAAAGGTAAAAGCACAAGACTTTACAAGACGAATAATAAAACAAAAACAAAAACTGCTAAAATGGATGTCATCGAACAAGCAGCAAAAGGTATGGCAATAGCAACAAAAATAAGTGGTATAAAAGCAGTAAATTATGTTGAACCTGCAGTAGGTCAAAAGAGAATAAAGAAGTTATCACAAGCAATGAGCAAAGAAATAGGAATAAAAGTATTAGCATCAATAGTTTCAGAATTTTAAAATATGGCAATCACAATAGTAACACCTCCAGATGATTTTATTGGAGCATTTAACCAAGTAGTATACAAGATAAGTAGCAACAATACTGCTCAACCAAATTTCAATTTCATAGTTGACATAAAAGAGACTACGACATCAACACTTTTGGCACGTTTAAAATATCCAAAACAACCTGCAGTAACTGATTTAACTTTTGACATAGGAGATGTATTAAAGAATTCTGTAAGCTATGATTTCTTAAACGCACAAGCAGCATATGTAGCAGCTAACACGAATTCACGTTTAAAGTATTATGTTGAGTTTCGTGAGTTGTATGATGTGGCAACTGTTCCGACATTAAGTGCTGTGTTAGCGAGTGACCCTGCGACACCAAGTGCATCAAGTTACAAGTTTGCAAGTAATGCTATATTTGATTTTGAAGACTTCACACCTACTGCATACGTAAACACAAACGTAAGTGGATTTGGTTATTTAAACGCAAACTTATCAGTTAATGAAAACATTGAAGCAAGTCAAAATAAAATACTTACTTTCTTTGACCCTAATAGAATAGCAGCAAAAATAGTTTTACTTTCAGGAAGTACATTTTCTCAATCAATTACTTTACCTGCAAAAGAACATTTATTTAACATAAACGCAGGTAAATGGATTTTAGATACAAGTGCTTTAACATTAGCAATGGGAACTTATGTCGTACAAGTTCAAACAAGTGCTAACGTAATCATAGCATCAAAGACTTTTACGTACACTCCACAATGCTCAAATTACTCAACTGTAAGATTACATTGGCTAAATAAATTAGGAGCATTTGAATCGTTTAATTTTATAATGAATTCAAGAAAAAGTGAAGAGATAGAACGTAAACAATTTAAAGCAGCATTACCGATTAGCTACTTAAAATCTGATAGACTAAAAACTAATTTTAACACCACTATAAATGATAAAATTTCAATCAATAGTGATTGGATTAGCGAAGAGCAAAGCATATTGCTTGAACAACTTGCAACATCACCAGTCATCTATCTTGAACGTAGTGCAACTAATTTTGTTGCAGTTAATATAACTAATCAAAACTACGAAATCAAAAAATATTTAGATGATAGAAAATTATTTAATCTATCGTTTGACATCGAATTTACTTACTCACGTTATCGCCAATCGTTATAATGAATCAAAACAGATTAATAATAAATCAAGTTGCAGGTGCGAACATAGTTGAGTATGAACTTGATTTGTACGACAATGTAGCTATACCAATCAACAAAAGCATAATTGACATTCAAAATGTAGCAGAAAGAAAAAGTGATTTTACTAAAACAATTACTCTTCCTGGTACTCATACTAACAATGATATTTTTAGCAACATATTTAATCTTGCACGTTCAGTAAGCAACACTAATACGTACAACTTTGCACCTGATTTTAACCCTAACTTAAAAGCAGATGCAATACTTTATAAGAATGGAATTGTAATGATTCAAGGTTACTTACAACTAACGAATATCAATATAGTTGATGAGAACCAAATCGAATACGAGATAATTATAATAGGCAAATTTGCTAACTTATTTCAAGATTTAGGCGAAAAGAAATTAAGTGAACTTGATTTATCTGCTTATAACCATACTTGGAATTATGCTAATATGGTTACAAGTTGGACACCATCAGCAGCAATAGGATATTACTACGGATTAATAGACAAAGGATTTAGTAATGACCAAAAAGGATTCTTAACATCAGACCAAAAGCCACAGATATTTGCAAGAACAATTGTAGATGCTATTTTCAAAGATGCAGGTTATAGATATGCATCACTATTTTTAACAAGTGGAAACTTCAATACATTAGTAGTACCTGCTACACAAGAAAAATTGTTACTATCAACACAACAAGTAACAGACAGAACTTTTAAAGGAGATAGATTAGTTGATAGTACGTATACAGTATTGCCAAGTATACCATTCACAATATTTAATGTACTTAATTTTAATAATACAGGAATTCAAAGCACACCTGCAGGATATGATAATGTAAACTATGAATTTACTTTTACTGAAGCAGGTTATTATGAAATAGGTTTCCAATTAAATATTCGTTTTGTTGAGATTTCGACAGGTGGTATTAGTAATTATTTTACAATTGATAGTGATATTAATGGAGAAATATATAATAGTGGTTGGGGTGTAAACAATACAAGTACATTTACTTTAAATCAATATTTTCAAAGTCAATCAAGATATTTTGCAGTAGGCGAAAAAATAAAAGTAGCAATGCATAGTTCTATGGTTGGAAGTTGGCAGTATGCTTTACTTGCTGATTCATCATTTTTCTCAATACCAAGTCCAGATATTATTGTAGGTCAAACAATGAGACTTGCTAACTGTTTACCTGCTGATATTAAACAAGCAGACTTTTTAGCATCTATTATTAAGATGTTTAATTTGTATGTTTCAGTTGATGAACTTGATAGTAAGAAATTAAAGATTGAACCACGTGATGATTATTTTACGAGTGATGTAGTAGACTTGACCAATAAGATTGATGTAAGCAGAGGTGTTCAAGTGAAGCCATTAGGAGCAAGTAAATTCAAGGAATATACTTTTCAAATGCAAGAAGACAAAGATGAGTTAAACGAAATTCATCAGAGTCAATATGCTTATCCTTATGGAACATTTAAGAAAACAATTGATAATGACTTTATAACTGAAAGCTATAAAACAGAAGTAATCTTTGCACCTACTCCATTAGGAGCAGCAAGAAACAATCCGAAAGTAGTATTTAGCCAAATATTATTTAAGAATTCAAACGGAGAATCAATAGACAGTACATCAAAATTAAGATTACTTGTAGCAGGTGGTTTAAGTCCAGTGATAGGTACAAATTACTTTCACTATCTTGACCCTGATGGTACATCACATTTCTTTGATTCGTATGCTTATGTTGGTCACTACGACAATACTTTAAGTCCTACGTTTGACATAAACTTTGATATACCTAAAAAAATAAATTATAAAAACGGATTCTCAACTACACAAAGTCCGTCAACACTTTACAATTTATACCACAAAAAAGGAATAGAAGAAATCACAAACAAGGATTCTAAATTAGTTGAATTTTATGTAAAGCTAAATGAAGTTGAAATAAACAATTTATCATTTAGAAATTCATATTTTATAGATAAGCAATTTTATAGGTTATACGAAGTAGACTTTGATGCAAATAGTGAAGACCCCGCAAAACTAACTTTCTTAAAATTAGCAGTAGCACCAGTGTTTGTACCTTATAATTTAGTAACGAATGGTGGTAGTGGTGGTGAAGGTTCTCAATACGCACAAAACACTACAAGAAACGGAACACAATATCCAAAAGGTGTAGATGTAATCGCACAAGGAAACGATAACACATTACAAGGCTACGAACAGATTGTCAATTCAGATGGCAACTTTGTGAATGGAAGTAAAGTATCAATATTAGGTGGCGAAAACAACACTGTTATAAGAAACAATGTAACTTTAATCGGATGTGAAGACTACACGAGTGAAAGAGATGGGCAAGTAGTAGTAAATAATATTGACCAACCATTACTTGCTACTCACATATTGACAGTTGCAGAACTACAAAGTTTAAACACAACACCGATTGAAATATTAGCAATACAAACAGGATATTGGGTTGAGGTGTATGATGCTTATATAACAGTATTCTTTGGAACTACTACACCGAAAACTGGCTATAATAACCATAAACTACACTTGCAATACAATGGCGATGGAACACACTTGTTAGAATTTGACAATGCAATAACAAGTTCAAACGTGGCTAAAAAACAAAGGGGTATAAACATAAACGATTTACCTTTTAAAGAATTAGCAGTACAAATACACTCACAAGGGAATTTAGGAGCAGCAGGTAACAGTCAAATGTTAATAGAATTAGAATATAGATTACACCCAATAATAGCATAATAATATTATAAAGAAATGGCAACAGAAAAAGTAGTAGTAGAGGTAGAGGTAAAAGCACAACCTGCGGTAGCATCGGTAAAAAGTTTAAAAGCAGAATTAAGAGCAGTTACAAATGAACTTCAAAACCTTGAGGAAGGTAGTGATGCATTTATAAACGCAGCTAAAAAAGCGGGGGAATTAAAGGATAAAATTAGTGACACCAAAGACACTATTAATGCTTTCCATCCCGAGAAGAAATTCCAAGCATTAGCAGGTGCAGTAGGTATAGCAGCAAACGGATTCTCTGCATTACAAGGTGCAATGGCTTTAATGGGTACTGAAAACGAAGAACTAAATAAGACTATTGCCAAAACACAAGGAGCAATTGCATTAGCTACTGGTTTAAATGGTTTAATGGGGATGGGTGATGCTTTTAAAAACTTAAAGAACGTAGCAGGTGATGCATTAAAAGGAATTAAAGCAGGTATTGGCGCAACAGGAATAGGTTTAATAGTTGTAGCAGCAGGATTACTTTATGCAAATTGGGAAGCAATATCAAAAGTAGTTAAAAATTCATTCCCTATCTTTAATGATATGGGTAAAATATTTGATAAACTTCGTGAAGTAGCTTATGGTGCAGGTGAAGTTATTAAGAATGCTATACTTATGCCATTCAAAACACTTGGTAAATTAATACAAGGTGATTTTGCAGGTGCATTAGAAGAAATAAAAAATGGTTATAATATAGTAGGCAATTATAAGAAGGGTGCAGAAGCAGGAATAAAAGCAAATGAAGAAGCAGCAGCAGCAGAAAAGTTAGACCGATTAATCAAGCAAAGAGAAAAGGAATTAGAAGTTGATAAGGCATCAGGAAAAGATACATATAAGCAAGAACTTGCATTAAACAAATTAAAGCAAGAAGCAGCAAAAGAAAATAAAGATGAACTTGAAAAATTAAGGCAAGAAGAAAGGGTTTTAATTGCAGCACATAATAAAGTTTTATCAGATAAGGCAAAGGCAAAAGCAAAAGAAGATAAAAAAATAGCAGATGATAAAAAGGCTTATGATTTATCATTTGCTGAAATGGTAGAAACTCAAAGATTAAAAAATGTTGAAGAGGAAAAAAAGATTGCTGATATAAATACCTTTAATGCAGAATTAGATTTAAAAAATGCAGAAGAAGCAGCAAAGAAAAAAATAGAGATTGAAAAATCAATTTACGAAGCTAAAAAACAAATTCAAGAGGCTACATTAAGTTCAGCACAATCAGTAATAAGTATATTACAATCAGTAGATGGTGAAAGTAAAGAAATACAAGCAGCAGCATTAATTGGTGAAAGTGCAATAGGAATAGCAAAAATGATTATTGCTAATAACGCAGCAAACATAGCAGCATTAGCGACACCACAAGCAATAGCAACAAGTGGAGTATCTGCAATACCAGTAATAGCAATGAATAATATTTCAACTGCATTAGGAGTGGCAGCAAACATAGCAGCAACAGCAAAAGGATTAAGTGCATTAGGAAAGAGTGGCGCACCATCAGGAACAATAGCACCAACAGCACCGAGAATTCCTCAATCAATTAGTGGTACTAAATTAGGTGGCAACAGTCAAGTAACAACAACAGGCGATAGTACAGTAGGAAAAGTAATAGTAGTAGAAACCGACATCACTAATACTCAAAACAAAGTTAAAGGTATAATTCGCAAGGCAACAATTAAGTAAATAAAATATATTATTCATTATGGAGAAATTACCCATTTTTAGATTTGTAGTTGGAGAAGATGATGAGTCACAATTGGAAGCAATGGCATTAGTAGACAATCCTGCTATTGAATTGAATTGGCAAACTTTTAATAACTCAAGGATTAACTTTGTAGCCGATAAAGAGAAGAGAGTAATAAGTGGTGCTTTAATGGTTGCAGACCTTCCAATTTATAGAAGAGATGAAAGTGGCGAATATTATGGTGTATTTACAGCTATAGATATATACAACCTACGCAATAAGTTCTTCAAGTATTCAAAGGATAAAGAGGTAAATATGATGCACGATTCCAATAAGATGTTAGAAGGTGTGTATATGATAGAAAATTTTATCATAGATAGTTCACGTAATATCAATTCGCCTAAAGGATTTAACTTAACTGATGGTAGTTGGTTTGGAAGTTATAAAGTAGATAACGATGATATTTGGAATAATTTCATTAAGACTGGAGAGTTCAAAGGATTCTCTGTTGAAGGTGTATTTAAGACTGAAAAAATAGCTGAAAAACCTAAAGACTTAATAGAAGAAATGATTGACATTATTAAGCAAATAGATAACTAAAACAAAAAAATAAATTAAATATATTATTAATCAAACAAATCAAAATGACAAAATTAAACGCATTCGCAAAAATAAAAGCATTATTCATTAACGAAAATTTCAATGATGCAAAATTAGCCGATGGAACACTTATCCAATGGGAAGGTGAATTAGGAGAAGGAACAGCAATTATGGTAATTGATACTGATGGTAACACAACTCCTGCACCTGATGCTACTCACGAATTAAGTGATGGTACATTAGTAACTACAGTAGGTGGTTTAGTAACAATGATTGAACCTAAATCAGAAGAAGTTGAAGTAGAGGTAGAGTTAGCTGAAGTAGATATGAAAATCTATGAAGAAAGAATGATGGCTTGTGAGAAGAAGATTGAAGAAATGGAAAAGAAAATTTCAGAAATGTTTACAGCAGTTGAATTAGCAAGTGCTAATGTAGATTCTAAATTCAATGAAATCAAAGAAATTGTTGATACAATCGCAGAAGAACCAATCGTAGTTGTAGAAGCACCAAAGAATTCAACATTTAAGAAAGCAAAACCTGCAAAATCAGCAGCAGACAGAATTGCTGAATGGAAAAATAGTAACATATAATAAATCAAAAAAAAATAAATAAAAAAAATTATGGCATTTGTAGTATCAACTTTAGCCGCTTACACTAATCCGAACGAAAACGTTCTAATTACTAAAGCAATGTTCGAAGCAAAAACCGCTTCAAGAATGACACCATTAACAGGTGTAAAATCAACAATCGAAGTTCCAAGTTTATCTGACACCTTGTTTTTTCAAGATGGCTCAACTTGTGGATTTTCAGCAAGTGGTAACACTTCAATCAGTGGCAGAACTTTAACTGTAGGTAAAATCAAGGTTAACAAAGAATGGTGTATCAAGGATTTAGAAACTAAATACACTCAATTATTGTTATCTCCAGGTTCTAACTATAGTGCATTACCAGGTGGTATTGACCAAGCATTCGTTAACACAGTAGTAGGAACAAACGCAGAGCAATTAGAAGTAGCAATTTGGACAGGTGATACAGCAAGTGGTAATCCTAACATCAACAAATTCGATGGTTTAGTTAAAATTATCAACGCAGCAAGTGGAACAGTTCAAGCTAACGCAACAGCATATGTAAGTGCAGTAGCTACAGCTATCACAGCAGCAAACATCATCTCAATTATGCAAGGTGTTTACCAAGCAATTCCAATTGCTTTATTAAACAAACCTGATTTAAAAGTAAACGTTGGAACTCATATTTTCAGATTGTATCAAATCGCATTAACTAACGCAAACTTATTCAACTACACAAGTGTAGAAAGTGCATTAGGTGAAATGAAATTACACGGAACTGATGTAACTATTGTTTCTTGTCCAGGTCTTAATGGAGTAAACGCAATCTATGCTTTACAAGATGCAAATATGTTCTTGGGAGTGGATTTACAAAACGAAGAAGAAACATTTAAGTTTTGGTACTCTGAGGACTTCGATTTAGTTCGTTTCAAAATGGATTACAAATACGGAGTTCAAGTTTCTCAAGTTGCAGAAATCGTTAAGTTTACAATATAATTAACCAGAAAGGTAGTAGCATAAAGTTACTACCTTTTTTAAAACCCTAATCAAAATGCCTTGCGCAATAGTATCGAATTATAGCTTAGATTGCCGTGACACAGTTGGCGGAATCAAGAATTTATACGTAACCGAATTGGCTAACGTATCAGCATATGCAGAAAATGCAAGTGGAATTGTAAGTGCAATTACTAAAGCATCAGGAAGCAAATTTTATAAGTATGAATTAGAGCCAAGAGGTGCTAACAATACATCAGTAGCAATACAATCAGACCCTGCAATAGGTACAGTTGCTTATGAGCAAACAATCACTGCAAACTTCTTGAAAATGCAACAGGCAACATCTGCTAAATTAGCTTTGTTAATTCAAAACAGATGTGTAGTAGTTGTAGAAATGAAGTCAGGTCAATGCTTTATATTTGGTAAAGAGAATGGTATGCAAGTATCAGGTGGTACTGCCACATCAGGAACAAATATGAATGAGTATAATGGCTACACTTTGACCCTAATGGGGCAAGAGAAAGCATTTGCTCAAGAAGCATTAGCATCATTATTAGCAAGTATTATAGTTTAAATTTTCTTTCATTGTTTTCATATAAAAGAGCCTACTCTAACGAGTGGGTTTTTTTGTGCCTAATCAATAGATTGTAAAAAGTCAAATAAATATATTATTATGTATGATTAAGTTTAACAAATCAGCAACAAATAACGTAGTAGTAACTTTAAAAGAGAATTCTACAGTTGCGAATCCGATTTATTTATTTAAATTTGTAAGTCAACAAACACTTGTAAGCTACTATTTTATAGCTACTGATATAAGTGCTTACAAAGATAGATTTAATCAATTTACAGTGATTGAAAAAGCTAATGCAAACACATTAAATGGAGAAGTTACTTTAGGTTTGCAAGGCTATTATGATTATAAAGTTTATCAAACAAATTTAGCTAACACAAGTGGACTTGCAAACGCAGCAGCAGCAGTTCCAAACATAACAAAAGAAGTAGAAGATGGATTAGTTTATGTAGTATTCGCAAATAATACGGATATAACTTACGATTCAGTAGATAATACAACAATAGTTTACCAAGCAACATAATATGTACAAAGATTCAGTAATCAAAATAGGTTTTAGCAATGATAAAGTTCCGATGTTCGTTGAAACAAAAGGAAAAGACTTTATCAAATATGGTGAGACAAATAATTATCCAGAATATTTAGTAACTCTATTTAATCGTAGTGCTAAACATAACGCAATTATAACTTCAAAGCAGTTATATATAAACGGTCAAGGATTTGTTTTTGACCAAACAGATATGGATGGCAAAGATGTGTTAGCATTACAAGCATTTATTGATAATCCTAATCCATATGAAACTTTAAATGATTTGATGTCTAAAACAAATTTAGATTGTGAGTTATTTGGAGGATGTTACTTAAAAATAGTTGGAAGAAAAGGTGGCAAAGGTTACGATATTTACCACGTTGATTATTGCAAGTTAAGAAGCAATTACGATAATAGTGAATTCTATTATTCAAATGAATGGATGGATGAAAACGGACAAGAAAAACATAATCCATACATAGAGAATACTTATGTACCATTTGACCCTAACGCAAAGAAACAAGCAGAATCAATCTATTACTATAAGTCTTATAGACCTAACTTAAATACTTACACTTTACCTGAATATATTGGAGCAGTTCCTGCTATTATTACTGATGCTGAAATAGCTAATTTCCATCGTGCAGAAATACAAAATGGATTCAAAGGAAGTAAGATGATTACTTTTATGAATGGTGTTCCAAGTGATGATGAAATGAAGGTAACAGAACGCAAGTTAAAGAATAAATTTACATCAACTGATTCAGCAGGAAGTATAGTTATTGATTTCGTAGATGACCCTGCTCGTGCTGCAAAGATAGAAGACTTAAACGCAGGAGATTTTGCTGATAAATACCAAGCATTAAATGAAACAATACAACAAGAAATATTTGTTGGTCATAAGATAACATCACCAATGATATTCGGTGTGCGTGTAGCAGGTCAATTAGGTGGAAGAGCAGAAATGATAGATGCTTATAACATATTTTCTGCAACATATATTTCACCAAAGCAAAAAGTACAAACAAATATCTATAATTTATTCTCACCGATAAAAGGTAAGTTAGAAATAAAGCCTTTAGAACCTATTATGCCTAACTTTAGTGAGCAAACACTAATGAACATATTGACTAAAGACGAGATGAGAGATATCGTAGGAAGAAAACCATTGGAAATTAAGAATGTTGTATCAAATGTAGCTGATAGTTTAAGTGCATTATCACCATTAGTAGCTACAAAAGTATTAAACCAATTAACTCCAAACGAGGTTCGTGCGATAATAGGCAAAGCAGGTTTAGAAGGTGGCGATTTATTAGCACCATCATCTGATGTAGCATCACCTGGAGCATTTAGCACGGATAGAATATGCAACCACGATTTCACTTCTGCACAAGATAACTTGGATTTAGAAGTGTTTATGAAATATGGTGAAACTTCTGATAATTATGTAACATTAAAACGCAAGAAAACGATGATGTCACATCAAGACTTCGCAATGACAGATGGCGAAAAAGGGTTATTAGACTTAATAAAGAAAACACCAAACATAAGTAAAGAAGATATTGCTAAAATACTTAAAATAAGTATGGATAATGTCGAAGGATTAATAGAAACATTAGTAGGCGAAAAGTTAATCGTAGACAATAAAGGTATATTGAACGCAACAAGTAAAGGAGATGCCACAAAATTACCATCTTTTGATGAGTTATTGATTAGATATAAATACGAAAAAAGAGATTCAGCACCACCATTGAGTGAAGGAGGTAGCAGTAGAGAGTTTTGTGAGGCTATGATGGCTAATGATAGGTATTATACAAGAGAAGATATCGTTAATATCGGAAGAGATTTGGGTGAATTATATGGTATACCTAATTACGATGCATTTACTCGTAGAGGAGGGTGGTATCACGACCCTTTAAAGAACGTAAATTTACCATATTGTAGACACATTTGGGTTCAATCAATTGTAAAGAAGATTAAATAAATAATTATGGCAGCAGAAGTTTTATTTTTAAGCGAACAAACCTTGAAAGATAGGTCAGTTTTACAAGATAACGTGGATATGAAAGTAGTAAAACCTACGATAATGGATGTACAAAAGTATTATGTGCTTCCGATAATGGGTACACAGTTATATAATGAGGTAATAAATCAAATTAAAACAAGTACATTATCTGTTTTAAACACTACTTTACTCAATGATTATATCACAGATGTAATGGTATGGTATTGTCGTATGGAATTACCGATGGCTATGAACTATAAATACTTCAATAAGTCAGTAGGTGTGCAAAACGCAGACAATATGCAACCTGCAAGTATGCAAGATATAGAGAGATTAATGGATGATGCAAGAAATAAGGCACAAGTATATGCCCAAAGGATGACTAATTACTTACTTGCTAATTCAGTTTCTTATCCATTATACTTAAACCAAGTAAATACTAATGTAGACACTATTTTCGCAAAGCAAAATAACTATAATTCTGGATTAGTTTTAGGAGATGGCAATGGATGTCAAGGTCAATATAACTTTCAAGGTATAAAAATTCAACCATCTGAAAAAAGATGTTCTTGGTGCTAATTTAAAAGGAGAAAACAAATGGAATTTTATACACTAAATCAAGTATTAAATCTTATTGAGACAATTGCGAATTCACACGCACAAGTTAACTACTATAATTTCGGAGAAGATGCAGAAATAAGTGCAAGTGAGCAAGAACGATATCCATTAGTTTGGAGTGATGTAAAGGATTCAAATATTGATACTAATACTTTGTCTCTTACAATTGAATTAAAGGTATTAGACATCATTAAAACAGATAATAACAATGAAAAAGATGTGTTATCAGATACATTAAGTATTGCTCAAGACATTTATTCAATTTTGACATCTTATGCATATCAAGATTACTTCATTTTAGAAACTACAACTCCTTTAGTTCCGATTCGTGAAGCAATGCCAGATATTGTTAATGGTTGGAGAATGACTTTAAACTTCCAATTGATGCAAGATAGAAACAGATGTCAAGTACCTTTGAAATAAAAAGAATTAAATATATTATTAAGTATAAAATTAAATAAAATGACAGATTTAGGCAAAATAATTGGTTCAGGTGGATGCGAGTTTATAGCAGCAGCATCAGCAAAAACAGGTAAAACTTATTCAGGAATTGTAATTAATACTGATGCAGTAATTAGTGTACTTGAAATGAACGGAGTAAACGTGCTAACAACAAAAGCATTCAATGGCGCAACAGTATCAGCAGGTATGTTTATACCCGCAGAAGCAGGAACATCAATCACTGCGATTACTTTAACTTCAGGAACTGCGATAGCTTATAACTTCCAATAAGTATGTTAGGAATTACAACTACTAACGCAAGAGTTGGAGGTTTTCGTGGTGGAATTTCGGCAGAAGCTAAAACTATTTACAATCGTATAATTGCAGATGGTGGTGTATCAAACTTAACAAGATTAAACTTCTTTGTAAAAGGTTTAAAGTCTATTTATGGCGATTTGGCAAACGTGCCTGTGTGTTACGATGCTCATTGGATTGGGTACAAATTAGGTTCAGGAACAGGCGCAACAGCAGGACAAGCAGCAGCGAAACTTTACTCACTAACAGTAGCAGGTGATGCAGTACAAGCAACAGCAGCAAGTCAGCCATTGTTATTGGCGCATAGTGGCTCGAATTATTATAAAGGTGTTGCAGTAGCAGGAAACTCTTGCATCGCACCTAAGGCACTTACTCAAACAGATACTCTTGACTTTATAATGAAATTAGACCTAATAGATGGAGCTGTCTTTTCAGGTTACGCAATAGGTACGCTTGATAATTCAACAACAAGTAGGCAATTCTATGCTTTTTATAGTGGAGGTTCATTTGGTTTAAGTTATGGAAATGGGTTTCCTCACGTCGCATTTGCAACAACAGCAACTTCCAGATATAATGGTTGGTTAAGAATTACACTTGAAAAGTCTGGTGCTAATAGTTTAGTTAAATTTTACAAGTCAGAAGAAACAAGTATAACTAATCCTAGTTTAGTAACTTGGACACAAATAGGTTCAACGATTACGGGTACATATGCCGCAATGGCTACAACCACTACTGATTTCAATATATTGTCTGGTGGATTGTCTTCAAATTGTTCAAACGCTAAATGTTATTATGCTCATATTTCTGAAACTATTGGAGGTTCGCCATTAGCTGTTTTCAATCCTGCAACATACAACGCAAGTACAAGTCAAACAAATTGGACAAGTACAACAGGTGAA